AGTTAGATTGCCTATAAGTTCACCCTTCTTGAAAGCGATTCTAGAAGCTAATGATATTGTTCCTTTATCTTTTAAATCTGTTGTCTGAGAAAGTAGAGCTTTAACGCCTTCAACTGGGTCGTTACTAAACTGTTTCAAAAACTCCATCTGCTTTGCTACTGTCTCTAAAGAACGCACCCTATTGCGCAATTCTAAAGCTTCAACTCTTCTTTTATTTGCATACAACTTCTGTACTTGCTCTTTAAACTTTAGAGGATTTCCTGTTTTAATTGCCTGCTGCTTTAAGTAATCTATCTGATCTAGAAAATCAACAAGTTCGGTATCTTTATAAGTATCTTTTAAACCTTTTTCTTCAATAAAGTTTTTAAGAGCTAGATAACATACGTCTTTATTACCAGCAGCCATTATAACCTCATGCAGAAAGCGGCAGCTCTTTCAATCTGCGCACGCTTTTCTATATTTGTAGCAGTTTCTTTTATCAAGTCTACTTCGGCTTTCATACCTGCGTCTACAGTAATGTTCTTCGCCGCAGGATTTGTAAATTCAACAACCATTTCATCCACTTCTTTCTGTATATCTTCTGTTCTTATAGGTTCCTCAACTCCACCTTTTGCTAGCTCTTCATCAAACTTTGCAAAAGCTTCTTCATCATGAAATAGATCGGTCTTTTCATTACGAAGACTTGCCAACATATCCGATCTTGCTTGAGTAGCCTCTTTAGTCGCTGCTGATGTTACCCTAGCACGCTGTCCTAAATTAGCTTCAAAATGGTTTACTGCTTTCAACTTCTTATTTGTTGGGTCAAAAAATTTAACAACATCGGCATTCCCATCTTTAAATTTTATGCCATCGTAACCTTCAGCTATTAACTCAGTTTCTGGTTTTATAACTTTTTCAGCATCTGCGTCTAACAGTTTAACTTCTTTTGGATTATAAGTGTACTCAATCATCTCTCCAAACTTTTCTCGTTCTGGATGTGATATATGATTATTAACATAATCAGGATCAGCACTAGCATAGAAACCTTCTCCGTAATCTTTACCAAGTATTTCCGATTCTAAATGCGGTTCTGAATGGGCTGCATAAAACTTGGCTTCGACATTACCAGTCCCTACTTTTTCCGCATCTAGTTCTTTATCAAGAGCTGAAAAGTCTACTCTCTTACCTAGATTTATAAGTATATTGGCTTCTTTAAAGGACTTATAAAAGTTCTTAAATCCGCCTTGCGCAAGAGCTTGCATATACTGTGGAGCAGCTTTTATATTGCCAACACCAAAGCGCAAGCCTTCTCCCATTAATGGCCCTACTATAGCTCCAAGAGCTATCTGTTTAAAGGCTGCGGCAACTGAAGCATCTTGATATTCTTTTGAATCTTTATTGTACTGAGCAACCGCTATTGGAATCTCACCCAAAGCTCCACCTAGAGCCTCTTTAGCGTATCTACTTGCAAAACTTGCATCGTTTAAAAGAAATCTTCCAAGACTTGCAAAAGATTGAGAACCTGTCATCCATGTAGCTGCGCCTTTCATAAGGTAGTTACCAGCGACTATACCAAGTGCATTCATAGGGTCGGAAGCCCATCCAAGCATACCTCCTAAACTTCCTCCAATAAATCCTGAACCTGATAAAAGCATCTCACGTTCGCGCCTTTCCAAATGTCTTCTACTTAATTCTTCAGCACGCAATTCTGACATAGCTTCTGTAATAGCTTCTGGAAAATACGGATAGCGTGCATTAACTTGATCGGGTGTTAGTGTTTTTCCACCATCTCGTAAAGGGTTCATTCCTAGAACATCGGCTGTTAGTTCATTAGCCCTCTCTCTAGCTACTTGTAAATTTAAACCAAAAGAATCAGCAAAACCTAAATCAATAACAGCTTTATCATTGCGTTCTAATGGAGAAGCTATATCTGGAGAACTTCCTACTGTATCTATCTTCTCAACATAATTAGTTCTTTCTTGCATTTATTACTCTTCTGAAATGTCGCCTGTTGCACTCATTCTATCAATCGGAATACTATAAGAATTTCCCCTAGGTTCAATGACTTCTGTATATGAGCCATCAGCTTGTTTGAATTTCCATAGCATACGCGTTTGATCTGCTGAAGGAATGAATATAGAATTATCGCCTTTCATTAAAAACTCTTTAAAAGCTTTCTCTGGGTCTTTCCCACGTTTCTTCATCTGATCTTCAAAAATTTTAGGAGGCTTAACACGGAAAGGTTTCAACTTCTCAGTGGTTAAAAACCTTTTAGTAAAACTTTGAACTTCAGCTATGTTCTTTTTAGAAGACTGTGGAATAAATAATTTTCCATCTGACGAAAACTTCCAGTTAGATAGAATTGGAGTAGCTACTTTTGTTATAGCTTCTTCGCCCTCTGTTCCTTTCAGCATTTCTAAAGCAACACCATCTCTTATTGTACCCCTTAAAAAGGCATTAGTACCGGGCGATGTTTCAGCAAACCACTTAAATAGTGTTTTAGCATTGGGGTCATTTGATTCCAAAGTATTTAAAATAGCTGGTAAAGGTTCTCCTTTTGGCAAAGATTCTTGTAGTGTTTTTATAGGATCAGTTCCATTAGCAGCACTGTCTCTAGATTTCTTACGAATATCTATAACAGCTTTTGCAGAATCTGGGGAAGTGACCATCATTAAAAATCCCAACTCATTTGCTACGGAATCATTTATAGCTCCCATTTCTCTATACACTTCAGGAGAAAATCTACCAACTTCTCCTTGCAACTTTTTAACAACCCCAAAAGCTGTATTATAATCATAGTTGGTGGCTTCTTTATACTGGGTTATGTAATCTTTAATTATCATTTTAGGAAGTGTTCTTATATTCTGTTCTAATATTCCCATTTTATTTTGAAATAGCATGGAAGCAGAAATAGCTTGCTCCATACTTCCTGTCTTTAAAGCCTCTTTTGTAGCTTCGTCGTAAGTGAAAGCATATTCTGCGCCGTCTTCTTGAAGGTCTCTTTGCAGACTTTCACTAGCATTCAGATTAGCTTTTTTCATAGCTTCTAATTCTGCACCCATGAATGTTTTTTTATTATCTATTCCCCATCTTTCAAATACAGGTTTAAAGAGTTCTTCTGTCCTATTTTGGGCTATATCATCTCTAGCCGCTTTAGGAAGCGTTGCGGCCCTTTCTTTAAAGAAACCTGTTCCTTCACTTATCATCATTGAAGATTTAAAGCGTTTAGCTTCTATAGGAGGAAGTAATTCATCAGCAGCTTTTGCAAGTTTTATACCTTCTTCTGATATATATTCAAGATTTCCTGGGCTTCCCACTTCAGCTCTAGCTTTGTAATCATTCGCTTCTACTCCTAAATTTCTTTTGCGTTCTTCTTGTCCTCTTGCTAGAGAGTTGAGATACATACGCATATAATCATGAATTTGATCTGGAGATAGTGCATCACGAATCCAATTAGAACCTGTTGGTTTAGAAGAGCCTTGTACACCTAATTGATCTTTAAAATTTACAGCCCAATTCTTGTCATATTGAATAACAGAGGGATTGACACTGTACTTTATTGGCACGCCATTCTTTTGAAATAGTTTTACCACTTCTTCTTTAGTCAGCGATGCTGGATTACGTTTAATTCTCTTGGTAGCATCCTTTAAAATGCTTTCAGGAACAATGTAATTATCGCGTTCTTTTTTACCTTTTAGGGCATCGTTCAGCCCTTTTAAAACATCAGCATCATCTTTATAAAGTTCTTTCTTTACTTCAGTAGTAGGTTTATTAAATTCTTTTTCAGCTTCAGTATAAGCTTTAGCAGAAGGTTTTCCAGCCTCCATCCTCTGTTCTGGAGTCATGGAAGGTTCGGCAGTTTTGAACTCTTCTTCTTTTCCTTGCATCCATGTATTAATTACTGTTTCAGCAATCTCTGCATTTCTAGGATCGAAAAGAGTGTCATAAAAAAGTTGTCTACTCTGCACACCGTGAATAGCACTATTTAAATGCAATCCTGAAACGTCCATGAAACCTCTGGCCATATCATTATCAAGTTTCCTCAATAACTTTTGAGCCTGTTCCATTGTGATTACAGTTCCCACTTTCTTTTTAATACCTTCAAACTGTAATGCTCTTTTTTTAGAGAGAAATTCAAAACGGTCTTTCGCATTCGGAGGAAGCTGTTTAACGTCCCTTATAGCTACGTCTGCTCTTTGTGTTTCAACATTATCAAAATTTGCGCGTTGCTTTGTCATTGAAAAGTCTTCAGCCTTGAGCATCGTATCTTGTGTGAGTGCAGTTAAGAAATCTCTTACAGGGCCTCTATATTCTGGAGTAAAATTAGATAAAGATTCTTCAGTAGCGTCTTCATAATCCTTTGAAAACATAAGCATACCATCAGCGACAGTATCCATAGTTTCAATAGGCTTTCCATCTTTATCTAAAACCATTTGTCCACTTGCGTCTGTCTCAAATAGAAATCCACTTTCGGAAGACTTTAATTTCAATTCTTCAAACTTGTGTGTGTACTCTGTTAAAGCTTTTGATTTTTCAGTAGTATGTAACTCATTTATTTTATCTTGCTTTCTTATAGCTGCAAACTTCTCAGCTAATTGAAAACCAACTTCACCAAGTCCAGCTAAAGCCTTTCCTGTAGCACCATACTTTTCAACAGGTAATTGCGCCTGTCCTACTGATGTATTCATTTGGGTAGGTTGTATTGAAGGGAGCTGCATTTAATACCTCTTAAGTTGTTTTCTTCTTATAGTCCCACTTATCAATAGTTTGAGCACCAAACTGAAATAAACTTCCAATAGAAGACAATGCTTGAGCATTACCTTCTTTGCGTATTACGTCAAGATTAGCATCGGCTCCTGTCATTAAAGCTTCTATGCTATAATCAACTTCTTGCTGCATTTTTGTCTTTTCTTCTTCAACACTTCTAGCAACATCGATCATAGCATCCATAACGGAGCCTGACATTTCCATACCTGATTTAGCTGTCATTCCAGCTATCTGTCCTTGTGTCTCTACTCCAGCCCTATCAATAAGTGTTTTATTATATTCAGTACGTCTACGGATTTCGTTAGCTTGCTTTACAGCAAGTTCATGCTGCCTTCTAGCCGCCGCTTCTTTATCTTTCTGGGCTTTCCAATTCCCATAGATAGACATTGCGGTAGAAGCAGCCATCATAACAATCATTGGATTCATATATTGCTCTCCCCTCGCATAGCTATGGCTAAGACTTTACAAGGATATGGTTCCTCAGAACGAATACATATCTGTGTAGTAATATCAGGAGAACCCCTAACTGGTTTTCGCTTATCCCCTGTAAATAGAGTTCCTTCAGTTATGTCCATTGTCTCCATATCAGTAAATGACGTACCAAACTTGAAATAACCTGATTTAAACAGCCTGAAAGTCACAGTGTCTACTCTCTTAATGGCTCCAATCGTGGACGTTCCCTGACCAGCATTAGGCTCTAATTTCATGGTAGCTATGTCAGCCACATAGTTAAAACCCACGATGTAAGTTGTACAAGCTGTATCTAAGGTAATTGTGTGGTTACTAGCATGGACAGTCTTTTCTCCCACGTATATACCATCAGCAACAACACTAACAGTTTGGCCATTATAAAAGCCGCTAGGGTCTGTGAGTGTAATAGTCGTTGAACTCGCTTGTGTGCCTGAGATAGAAGCGTCCATAAATGCTGTATTGCTTATAACCTGATTGAGGTATTCGAGAGAATAGACTGCTTCCCTTCTTATAATACACATAAGAACTTCTCTATCAGACCCTATTTTTGTAGTACAGATATCGATAATCTCTGTCGCTCCTGTGATAGTGTGCTTCGCCCATCCACGAACGTCTGTTCCTTTATCGAGAGTGAATGAGTAGAGAAAACTTGTTGAAGCAGTTAAGTTCCTTGCAAGAATCCATACAGTTCCGATTGAGGCGTGGTAGCAAATTCTGACTATCTTATAGCCAAGTAAGTAGTCATCTTCTACGAAGTCGGACATTACAGAGATATTCTTTGTAACAAAGCCTGAGTTCTTATCATCGTAAGTCATTTCCATGACTGACACTTCGTCTTTGTTGGAATATAGGATTGTCTCGCCATAGCGTACGGGAGGACAAATCGATGTTCCATTCCCCTGCTCATTTTGCACAAATGGGAGATTGTCTGGAGAAATAACCCGATCTCCGCCTGATATTTGGTATTCTGAGTCGTAGGTTCCAGCGAAAAGGAAGCGTGCGCCAAGCAACCAGTTCATGTAAGGAGTCGTAGCTCCTGCTATGGAATACGCATAGGGGTATCGCTCATCTTTCGTAGTTGCAGCTTTGAAGAAGCCTAATCCGGAAGTGTCCACTGTATCCGACAAATCCTCTCTGAGAGGTTGCTGCATAAAGAATCCCGGCCTACCGGAATACGAACCCCAATATCGATTAGGGAACTCTCTATTATAGCCATACACAACACGTGATTCGTGAGTCGTGCAGGCTTCTGGGAAACCCACATAAGAACCCCATTCTGATTCTTCCCAATCAGCGGTTACTGTAGCATTTATTGGAGAAGCTTGCAAAGCCGTGTAGCCTACAGCTACAGCAGAAATAAATTCAATAGTAGTAGTGCCTGTACCTGCTGCTGTTATATCAATTATATTTGTTCCAGCGAGAGCATGATCTAACGTATCTGTAAATTTTGTGTAATTGGCATTAGCACTTCTTATTACATAATAATATCCTCCAACTACCATTTGAGGAGTAGATACTGGAAGTGTACCAGTTGTTGATAGGATTTTTATTTTAGTACCAGTAATTGAAAAAAGACTTACTTGGTCATCAGCAGTGCTTACATTCGTGACATTTGAAAAAGTATTATACAACCAACAATCTGTAGCTACAACTGAAGTCTTTGTAGGTCCTGTAGTTGTGTATCTGAAAATCTTTCCTCTATTCTGTTTTATAAAAAATTCAATAGGAGTAGTTCCATCAGAAGCAAATGCTTTAAAAACTCCATCAATAGTAGCATCTAATTTTACTTGTAAATTAGGATTGATATTTGGAGTCTTAAATGGAAGACCTAAAAATGAACATACACTTTCGTATTGCGAGAAGGCAGCATCGGTAGATGTTGCTATATCTTTATGCGAGTATTTATATTGGAGTAAATCCATTATGTACGCTGGACCTTTAATAAAGGAATCAATACCATTGTCATCAAAATACATAATAACTTGAGGAACATTTACAACAGCTAAATTTCTCATAATATCAGTCATTGCTGTTGTAAGAACAAGATTACTTCCATACTGAGTAAAATGACTTTTTGTAGTTAATCCATATCCTCCAGCATATCCATATCTTTGCACCTTGGTGTAACTAGTTTGGAGTAATCCTACATAATCAGTTACAAAAACTCCTGTTGTAGTAATTATAACAAGAAACTTTTTTGAATTACTAATATGAAAAGGTATTACTTGAACTGGAATACCTGTGATACTTCCACCAATAACTCCAGCATAAGTAAGTCCGTTCCTTTTCTCAGCACCGCCCTGTCGCATTGGAATGAAGTTTGTAAGAGTCTCCACCCCATTGTAGTATTCCTGAACATCAGTACGTCCTGAGAGTTTAGGGCTGAGTCTTCCTCTATTTAAAGCCGTCTGTGCAGTTACGAA